GGAACTTGAATTTTATGTTAACTTTACTCTTGATGAAAATTTTAATGAAATAATTAAATCAAGATATCGTGATGAGTTTTCCTATGCTTCATTCAGTGAGGGGGAAAAAATGAGAATTGATTTATCACTTTTGTTTACTTGGAGAGAAGTTGCTAAATTAAAAAATTCTGTCAATACAAATCTTTTAATTCTTGATGAAGTATTTGATAGTTCGCTAGATAGTAATGGCACTCAAGAGTTTATTGGAATCCTTCGTAATATTACAGAAGGTAACAATGTGTTCGTCATCTCACACAAAGGGGACCTGCTGCACGATAAGTTTGATAATGTGATAGAGTTCAAAAAGGTTAAAAACTTTTCCAAACCCACTCAGTCAAATGGCACAACTACCTAATTGGCAACACCATTCTAAGAAAGATCAAAAGCGTCATCTGAAACCTCAGGCGATGCGTCAGGCGAAGAAGCGACTCGCCCAGTTCAAAAAGTGTCACATGACCTCCCGCAAAGGGAGGTCTTTTTTTGTAGTATAGGTACATCCAAAACGGAACCTTACTTATGTACAACCAAGAAGTTAAAGGCAATCTTGCTAAATTGCTTGCTACTGAAAACCTGATTGTTGAACACAAGAACGTTAGCACTGCATCGTTTGATGTGGACCGTCGTGTTCTAATCCTCCCCAATTGGCAACGTGCTTCTAATACTGTTTACGATCTTCTTGTTGGGCATGAAGTAGGTCATGCTCTTTTTACTCCTAATTCAGATTGGGATTTTTCTATCCCTAAAGATTATATTAACGTCATTGAAGATGCACGTATTGAGAAAATGATGAAGAGGAAGTATCCAGGATTTTCTAAAACTTTTTATCGTGGATACCAAGAACTTAATGATGATAATTTCTTTTGTATTAAAGAAGATGAGATTAATAAAATAAATTTGATTGATCGCATTAATCTTTACTTTAAGATTGGTTCTTTTTCTTGCATTGAATTTAATGAGCAAGAGCAAGAGTTTATTGAGCGAACGGAAAATGCAGAAACTTTTGAAGAAGTTCAACAGATTGCTCTTGATGTGTATAACTATACAAAGAACAATAAAAAGCAAGAAAATATTAATATTCAATCTGATAATACTTCTGCATCTGCTGGTAGGTCTTCAGAATCTATTGAGATGGAAAAGCAGCAATCTGAAGAAGAGTTTAGTGTTTCAAATGATACCACTATAAAATCTGAATCTAAAAATGAAGAAGCTTTATCATCAACTGGTAAATTAAATCAAGATAAACAAGATAAAGTTGATAATAGTGGTGGTCATAATAACGATGATCTTTCTTCTGTTACTGATAAAGCATTTCAAGAAAACCAAAAAGATTTTATTGATAACTATACTCAGGATACAATTTACGTAGAAGTTCCAGATATAAAACTTGATAATATTGTTGTTGATTATAAATTACTTGGTGATCATTGTAATCAGTTCTATAATGATATACCTATCTATGCTGATGCGATCAAGCAGTTTGATTTAGCATATTCAAATTTTTATAAAGAATCTATTAATGGTGTAAACTATCTTGTAAAAGAATTTGAATGCAAGAAATCTGCAGATGCATATTCACGTACTTCTACAGCACGTACAGGAGTACTTGATTGCACCAAACTTCATACTTATAAATTTAATGATGATCTTTTTAAAAAGATTAATGTTATTCCTGATGGTAAGAATCATGGACTCATTTTTATTCTTGATTGGTCTGGTTCTATGTCAGATGTTATCTTGGATACTGTAAAACAACTTCTTAATCTTGTCTGGTTCTGTAAAAAAGTACAAATTCCTTTTGAGGTATATGCCTTTACCTATGAATTTGCTGGTATTCATAACTCGCTTGTAGGGAGATGTGCGGATGATAAAATTGAAATCCAAGAGAAGAGACCAGGAGATATCGTTGTACACGAATCTTTCCGTCTTTTGAATTTGATTTCGCATCGCTGCAATACTAAAGATTTTGAAAATCAATGTAAGTATATGTGGCGTATTGCATATTCTGAAAACAAGGGATACTCTATAATTCCTTCTGGTCTTGGTCTTTCTGGGACTCCGTTGAATGAAACTCTGATTGCATTAAAAAAAATGATCCCCGAATTTATCAAACAAAATGCTATTCAAAAAGCAAATGTTATAATCCTGACAGATGGGGAATCTGCTGGTCTTGCACGTTATACTACGGTTAAGCGTTGGGATCGTCCTGATGAAGACATGATTGGTATGGCAGGAGTGACAAGTATGTGCTGTCTTCGTGATCGCAAGACAGGTCATATCTACAAAACATTTAAAAAGGAACACAATGTCACTAAAACTCTCATCAACAATCTTCGTGATAACTACCCTAACGTTAACTTTATTGGGTTTCGTATTCTTCCTAGTAGTCAGGTTAGTTCATTTTACTGGACTCATGAACCTAAGATAAGTTACGATGAATATCGTAAGATTTGGAATAAACAAAGGTCGTTTATTATTGAGGACAGTGGATATCATGTTCTTTATGGTATTTCCTCTACTTCACTTAATCAAAGTGAACAGTTTATTGTGGATGAGAATGCAACAAATTCACAAATTAAAAGTGCATTTCAGAAATCTCTTAAGAGCAAGTGCTTGAATAAAAAGATCCTCTCATCCTTCATTACTGTGGTCGCTTGACGATCTGGCACACAGAGGAGCCATTTTCCTCATCTTCCTCTTATACTATTAAAGTCAACAATGAACAACTCACAAATGTCCCGCAATCACAACATTGAAATTGCAGAACTCCTTAACTTTATTCGTCAAAGTTACGGCGATGCCTTCGGCGGTGATGCTATTAATGCAGCAGCAGATTATTTTGATGTGTCTTATCCCACTATTTCAAAACGTCTTGATAACTACAAAGTTGGTCATGGTCGTTGGGACTTGACTGTTCAAGAAAAACTGGAACAAACTTTCAAATCTCCTTCTGTAGAACCAACTGTGCAGCAAAATCTTATTCCTGAGATTGATAGTTCTTTTGTTAAATTTGGCAATTTTACCGATATTAAAAAGATTATTCAATCGCGTCTTTTCTATCCCACCTTCATCACGGGTCTTTCTGGTAATGGTAAAACTGTAAGTGTTGAACAAGCATGTGCCCAACTAAAACGAGAACTTATCCGTGTTAACATTACTATCGAAACTGATGAAGATGATCTCATTGGGGGATTCCGTCTTGTTGACGGTAATACTTCTTGGCATAACGGTCCTGTCATTGAAGCTATTGAACGAGGTGCAGTATTGCTCCTCGATGAAATCGACCTTGCCTCAAACAAAATCCTCTGTCTGCAAAGTGTTCTAGAAGGTAAAGGTGTTTTTCTGAAGAAGATTGGTAAGTATGTCCGTCCTTCTCCTGGATTCAATGTATTTGCTACCGCAAACACTAAGGGCAAGGGTTCTGATGATGGACGCTTCATTGGCACTAATGTTCTGAACGAAGCATTTCTTGAGCGTTTCCCTGTTACTCTTGAGCAAGAGTATCCCACTGCCAAGGTTGAAGTTGAGATCCTTAGTCGTTTGTCAAAACAACTTGATTGTTATGATGAAAGTTTCTGCAAGCATCTTGTTGATTGGGCAAACATCATTCGTAAAACTTTTTATGATGGTGCAATTGATGAGGTTGTTTCTACTCGTCGCCTTGCTCATGTTATCCGTGCTTACAGTATCTTCAATAACAAGGTAAAAGCAATTAATCTTTGCTTGAACCGCTTTGACGATGACACTAAGCAATCCTTCCTTGAACTGTATGACAAGGTTGATGCTGATATTGATATCAACAAAGTTGACAACGAAGAAACTTTCTGATATGATATGGGGGAAGCAATTCTCCCTAAAACATTTGGGAAAGAGAAGTTGAAAAAATTTGCAAACAAATTTCTTTTTACCTATGATTAATTCTTGGTCCCTTTTATTTGATGTTATGACTGAACAAAAAAACAATCTTTGGAAATATAATGAAGGCAAAATCCTCAAAGACATTGAGGATTATGTAACTAGTACCTATCATGGGCATTACTGTGGTGATGAGGATGGGTACGCTGACATTCAAACAATTGATTTGATGGCGGCAAAGAAACTTGCAACTGGATTTTGTCAGGCAAATATCCTAAAGTATGGAAGTCGTTACGGTGATAAAGATGGTCGAAACAAAAGAGATCTTATGAAAGTAATTCATTATGCAATGCTCCTGTTGCATTTTGATGGTCATTATACTCGTACTCAAAATGGTCTTACTGAATTTCGTTGATTATGAAACTATCCAAGAAAACACTTTCTATTCTTAAAAATTTTGTTGGCATTAATAATTCTATTGCAATTAAACCAGGCAGTACAATTGCAACCATTGCAGTAACTAAAAACATTTATGCTTCTGCTACCATTGAGGAAGAGTTTCCAATTGGATTTGCTATTTACGATCTTGCTGAGTTTGCTCAATCATTTGATTTATTTGCAAATGACCCTGAGTTGAATTTTACTAATGATAAGTTTGTAAAATTTGTTGATGGTAAACTTAGTGTAAAATACTTTTTTACTGATCCTGAAGTTATCATCAGTGCTCCAGATACAAAACCAAATTTGGGAGAATCTCAATTTAATTTTAATTTGGATGTTGTTACTTTTGAAAAGTTGATGAGGGCATTTAATACTATGAAGTTCCCAGACCTCTGTATTGAATGTGATGGATCTGATGTCAATGTTATTTGTAAAGACAAAGATAATAATACATCAAATACCTTTTCAATTGAAGTTGGTAATTCTTCAGACACATTTAGATATAATCTTAAAACTGAGAATTTTAAAATCCTCAAAGGCAACTATAAAGTAAATCTTTATTCAAAGGCAGTAAAGTTTACTAACACTGTAGATAAACTAGAGTACATCATTGCTCTAGAACCCGATTCAAGTTTTCAAAAATCTTGAGGTTATTGATTTATTATGAGTAATTTTGTTTGGGTTGAAAAATACCGACCAAAGACAATCAGTGATTGTATTCTTCCTAAACTGAGTAAAAAAACATTTCAGGATTTTCTTTCTGCTGGGGAAATCTCTAATCTTCTTCTTTGTGGAACTGCTGGCATTGGTAAAACAACAGTTGCTAGAGCACTGTGCGAAGAATTAAAAGCAGATTACATTATCATTAACGGATCGGACGAAGGACGATTTCTTGATACAGTAAGGAATAAAGTTAAAAATTTTGCATCGACCGTATCATTATCTAGTGATTCCAACCATAAAGTTATTATTGTTGACGAAGCTGACAACACATCTTCAGATGTACAGCTTGCCTTAAGGGCGAATATTGAGGCGTTTCATGGCAATTGTAGATTTATTTTTACCTGCAATTTCAAAAACAAAATCATTGAACCGCTCCACTCTCGATGTTCAGTCATTGATTTTTCAATTCCAGGAAATGAAAAACCAGAACTTGCAACACAATTCTTTAACCGTCTCAAGTTTATTCTTGAGAAAGAAGATATTAAATATGATCCAAAAGTTCTTCAACAATTAATTTTTAAATTTTTTCCAGATTGGCGTAGGGCATTAAATGAATGCCAACGGTATTCTGTTGGTGGAGAAATTGATAGTGGTATCCTATCAAACTTGTCTGATATTAAATTCACTGAACTTACTAAGGCAATGAAAAATAAAGAATTTACTGTAGTTAAAAAGTGGGTGTCAAACAATCTTGATAATGAACCTTCTCACATTTTTCGTTCTGTATATGACAATCTGTATAACTATTTGGATGCTAGAACCATTCCACAAGCAGTGTTGATTGTTGCCAAGTATCAATATCAATCTGCATTTGTTGCTGATCAAGAAATTAATCTTCTTGCGGCTCTTACTGAAATGATGGTGGAGTGTGAATTTAAATGACAAGTTTAAATCATAATCAAAATCCTTGGAAGATGTTACTTCGTCGTGCTAGAGGAAACTCTAGACCTGGATTTATGAAAAGAAACGGGACTAAAAGAGATCACTGGCTTGATGTTGAAATCACTGAACAGCATTTGATAGAACTCTATAAAAAACAGAATGGGAGATGTTATTGGTCAAACTATCCTTTAAATCCTAATGATGTTTTTAAAAAGCATTGCCCACAATCAATTAGTTTAGATCGTCTTGACGATTCAAGAGGTTATGTTCCTGGTAATGTAGTTCTTACTACTAGAGGTGAAAATCTAGGTAGAAAAGATTGTCCAGTGGATGTCTATAGAAAGTATGTTGAAGAACGAAAATTATATTCTAACAATAATTTAGAACCAAACACACTTGATTTTTTATGATGTACAAAACTCCCCTTAGATACCCTGGAGGAAAATCTAGAGCAATAAAATATTTAAGTTCTAATCTTCCAACCATTGAAAGGTATCGTGAACCATTCCTTGGAGGTGGTTCTATGGCGCTCTACGTGACGCAGAACTACCCCTATGCAGAGGTTTGGGTCAACGACCTTTACAGACCCCTCTACTGCTTCTGGAGGGTCCTCAGAGACGATCCTAGGAGGTTGTCAGACGATCTTAGAGAACTCAAAACTCAACTTGGTGAAAGTCCAGATGCTCATCGAATTGCATTTGATAATGCTAAACAGAGATTAGATGAACAAGATGAGTACATTGTGGCATTTAATTTTTATCTTGTAAATAAATGTTCTTTCAGTGGACTGTCTGAATCATCTTCATTTAGCGAACAGGCATCAAGACAGAATTTTACTTTTAAAGGAATAGATAAACTTCCTTTTATTGGAGAATTGATTAGTAATTGGAGAATTACTAATCTAAATTATCAAGAACTTCTTTATGGTGAAGATGCTTTTGTATTTTTAGACCCACCATATGATATTAAAACATCGTTATATGGTAAGAATGGTAACATGCATAAAGGATTTGATCATGAGTGGTTTGCTGCATCGGTAAATAATAGTTTGAATAAATGTATGATTACTTATAATTCAGATTTATTTGTTAAAGAAAGGTTTCCTAAATGGTATCAGAAAGATTGGAATCTTACCTATACCATGAGATCTACTGGTAACTATAACCAAAATCAAAAAAGTCGCAAAGAACTTCTACTACTAAATTATGAACTTCCAATACAATCTGACGGATTATTTGAAGAGCATCAATGAAACTAAAGTTAATTTAATGGACGGCGAAGATCCAGGATGGGAAAAAGATTATCCATCTTGGGTTATTACCAAATGCATGTCATCTTTCTATGATACTATCTTCATAGCAAATGAAATGAATTTAAATTATACTCTTCCTAACAAACTTCAATATGATTTTTATATAAATATTGTCAGGAAGAGAAAACGATTTTCTCCTTGGGAAAAGAAAACTAAGATAGAAGATCTTGAATGTGTCAAGCAATACTATGGTTATAGTAATGAAAAAGCACAAGCAGCTCTCAAAATACTAAATAAAGAACAAATTGAAATTATTAAATCTAAGTTGAATCGTGGAGGAAAACATGACTGAAGTTGCTGAAGTAAAGTGGAATCGTGAAAGTATGGTTGAAGTTATTCTTACTCAACCTGATGATTTTCTAAAAGTTAGAGAAACACTTTCTAGGATTGGAGTTGCTTCTCGTAAAGAAAAGAAACTGTATCAATCTTGTCACATTCTGCACAAGCAAGGTAAATATTATATTGTTCATTTTAAAGAACTCTTTGCTCTTGATGGTAAGACAGCAAATCTTACTCAAAATGATGTGCAGAGGAGAAATAGAATTGCTCAACTTCTCTGTGATTGGGGACTAATTGAAGTAGTTAAGTCAGATTCTATTACTGATATTGCACCTCTTAATCAAATTAAAGTTCTTGCATACAAAGAAAAAAATGAATGGATTCTTGAATCCAAATATAATATTGGCAAAAAGAAAGTAGTAGAATCTAATTAATTTTATACGGTAACCCCTTCGATTAATTTGGGATTACCGTATTATTATTTTAAGTAGTTTCGATAAATAAGTATTGGATGCCGTTAGGGTCCAAATAAAAACTCGCTTATTAAAGGAGAACTAAAATGAATAAATATACCTGGGATGTGTATTCCCCATTTTCAGTAGGACTTGATGATGTGTTTAATCGCCTTGAGGCAATGTCTGGTCGTAATACCAGTTACCCACCCTATAATTTAATCAAACACGATGCTAGTAATTACGAAATTGAAATTGCTTTGGCAGGATTTAAATCAGATGAGATCGAGGTCTCTACTGAACAAAACATTCTCAGAGTTGCCTCCAAAGTTGCGAAAAGAGATTCTGAACGAACATACCTACATCAAGGTCTCTCCAAACGTTCCTTCTCAAACTCTTGGCAACTTGCCGATGATGTCAGAGTATCTTCTGTAAACTTTGAAGATGGTTTATTGACTATTTCTTTAGAAAGAGTTATCCCAGACCATCAAAAAAAGGTTACATATTTTATCAATG